CAAATAGTTATTACAAAAATATGGGTACAGAATATGTATTTCCTGAAGTCATGATCAAAGTAGTTAATGACAAAGATGAACCATTAAGTGAAACTCAACATATTAATCTAGGGGAAGGAATTCCATTCCGTTCCTTAACATGGGGATGGCAACGTAACTGGAATGATGGACCTTTATTTTATAAAAATGATAATTTACCTGTACGTAATCAATATCAAATATTATTAGATTCAGCTTATCCTCCTACTAATACGATGCCTGAAAATTTTTGGGGATTACGTCCAGCTAATTAAAGTATAAAATATATAATATTATAAAATAAATATTGGATTATGAAATAATAATTAAAAAATGATTTTTTTTAGAAAATAGAAATATAAAAAGTAATTATTAAAATAATTTACTATTCTAATAATGAGTAATTTTACAATGGAACCGCCATTACAGAAAATTAGTGCTTCTGAGCAACAATCTGAAACATTAATTGAATGTCCATTTTGTATTGAAGAATTTAAAGAAAACCAAATTTTTAAATGTTTTCATTGTAATGAATCCAATTGCGTAGATTGTCATAAAAAATGGCTTCTACAGTCATCGCAACAACCGCACTGCCTAAATCCTAGTTGTAAAGCTATAATTCCATTAGATGTTCAAATTGACACTTTTGGACAAAAGTGGGTACTAGGTACCTATAAAGAATACAAAAAAGAACTATTATTCAATTTGGAAGTTAATAAAATTCCAATTACATTAAATGAAATTGCTCGTGAAAAATATATTTCTTCATTGGAAACAGATTTAAATAAAGAAGATCAAGATTTTCGTATTTCTTTAAAACCATTACAAGATCAGCTTAATAAAATTAATGATCAAATAAATTCTTTGAGAAAAACTCATAATGATAAAATGCGTCCAAAGCGCGATGAATTAAATTCTATACGCATTAAAAAAACGTATCAGAAATTTATCTATACGTATAAGTGCCCTTCAAATGAATGTAAAGGATTCTTAAATTCCAAATTTATTTGTGAATTATGTGAGACGAATGTATGCAAAGATTGTTATGTTAATATTTCTGAAGATCAAAATCATGAATGTAATCAAGATGACGTTGAAACATTTAAACAAATTAAAAAAGAAGCCAAACCATGTCCAAAATGTGGAGAATTTATTTCCAAAATTGGTGGTTGTGATCAGATGTTTTGCAATCAATGTGGTACTGCTTTCAGTTGGAAAACAGGTCAAATTGAAGCAGGATTAATTCATAACCCTCACGCACATGCGTTTTTTGAACAAAATGCGGCAGCACGAGAAATGTATTTGAATAATGCTAATGGTCAAAATAACCAGGGCAATGAGTGCCGAGCACATATTCCTCCACGTTCATTATTGGATTCTAAAATGATTGATAAAAATAAACAACAATCAATATACTCGATGTGGAGAAAAATTACTGAATTTCGTCATTATGAACGAAATCGGCATCTTACTATTGTAGAACAAAATGATGAAAATTTAGATCAATTTAATGATCTACGTCGTAAATACGTAGAAGGATATTATGATGTTCTTTCTAAAGATGGAAAAAAGAAAATCAAAAGTGAATCCGATAAAAAATTCAAAACTGAGCTCCATAAACGTGATAAATTAAAAACATGGGAGAAACAAAATAGTAATTTGATTCTGAGTACTTATGCTATTTCTGAATTATACTTGTGGGAAATTGCAAATCTAGGAAGAATTATATCAGAAGAGAAAATCAATCCAAATAAATTTAAAAAAAATGAAGTGGATTTGATTTTGAAAAAGAATAATGAAATTAGTCAAAAAAATAAACATATTGATGATCATGCTAATGCTATCTACAATAGTTTACTGGATTTAATTCAAATATCAAATGACAATTTTTCATCCATTTCTGAAAAATTTGGATATACGAAGAAGAAAAAATTCTCTCCAATTTTTTATATTTCTTAAATAGAAAAAACACATTTATTTATCAAATATTCATTAAAATTTTATTTTTTATTTAAAAAATTATTATCATATTATAATAACTCTTTCATATTTTATTTCATATTTTCCAATTATCGTTTTTAGTCATTGTAATAGGAAGTGAAGTGATCCAACTTATTAATTATGAACTTATTCAAAAACGGATTTTTTATAATTAATCTTTATTTTCCATTCTATTTGCTATTACAAGATCATCTATTGGCATCTTGTATTATTTTTAAATTATTTAGTATTAATTATTATATTCATTATGGTCATTATAATTATCATTTAACACATTTTACGAAATATATAAGACCTTGGCTACGTTTATCAGATACTGGTTTTTATTATATTTTAGCTTATTATTTTTACAATGAATCTTTCTACAGTATAGCATACATCATAAATGGAACTATTTTCATTTCATATTGGGTAATTATGATTGGACTTAACTATAAAGATAATGATCACTTTCATAGTTTACTAGTAATGGGTAAAGTCGGATATATTTTAGAACGTTTTATATCCATGACGAGTCATTCTTTACCATTTTTTTTATTACACAATGATATTTGTTATTATCCTCATGCTTTTAATAAATATAGTTTATATGAATCAATTGGATGGATGCTTTTTTGGTTATGTTTCATTTATATTCCATACGTATATTATACACATGATTATATATATTCAATAATGAGTACTAAAACACCTATTATTATTAAATTTGCAGCAATGTTATTTGTTTTTTTTACATCCTTTATATCTTGGAAAATAGGAGAGACATCATATCATTATTTTTGTATCAATGACGATGTTTCTTTTACACATAATATTTATGATCAAATTATGCAGCCAAATTATAATACATAAAAATGTATTTACAATAGATGACTAAATGTCCGAAGGTACATATAAAAAAAATAATTTTTTTGATTTCCTATTTTATTAAATAAATATTTAATAAAATATATTGTAACATTATAGTTTATTTTATGACTACTAAATCTTATTTTGATACATATTTTCAAATTAATTCACTATATGATGCAATATCTATCAGTGCAATTGGATTTAATTTATTTGCACTTTTTATGTTGTTTTTTAATGACTGGGATTTTTTAATTGGTTTAATTCTTGTACTTGTTGGTCAATATGTGATTAAAGAACTTACCATTCCTTTGGACATATCTATATTAAAAAGGCCTTTAGGAGCATGTAATTGTAGTTTGTATAATTTAGGAGGAAATGTAGATGGAAAACCCGGATTTCCTTCTGGGCATATGTCTGGTTCTAGTTTCATGACAAATTTAATTTATTTTAAATTTTGTAAGCAAAAAAACCTTTGGAATTATATTTTATATAACTTTTGGAATATATTTATGGGTATAGCACGCTATCAAAAAAAATGTCATAATTTAATTCAAATTATAGGAGGATATATTTTTGGGTTAATAGTAGCTTATTTATTTTATGAAAAAGATACACTTTTTTCTTTATCAAAACAGCAAAGATCTTTCTATAAAAAATAAATATTAACATCATTCTATATAAAAAGTAATAGTCACATATTAATATTGAATATATCATAAATATTTCACCAAAAAATGAATCTACTTTTTTTTTCCATTATAGCACCTATTTTAATTTTACTTCATTATTTTCAAACAATACCCAATAATGATGAGTATATAGATGAACTATTACAAGGACATAATAAAGTCGTGATTACTACTTTTAATTATGTATTAAATCAAACATTAACCAATCATTTACTTATTGAAAGATTTTCTAACCAATTAAACAATATGGTTTTCTTAAGTTCTTCTTATTATTTTGATTATTATTTTCACAATACTTCATTAAATAATAGCCCTTATCGCATATATTACCCAGATAATATACCAACTTTTCCAAGTAAAGTAGATCATCATATTTATCATTATTTATTACCGCAAATTGATTATATGGAACAATTATTTTTTCAATATATGAACTTTTATTTTTACGAATATCAATATGAAAAGTTAAAATTCTTATCAAAGCATCAGATAACTAAATTAGTTCAAGATGTTTATAAAAAGTCAGAATTTCTTCAGACCATGGAAGATACTATAAACCAATTAAGTGATGATCTAAAATTAGATTATTTTTACGATCTAGATCGATATTATGTGTGCGTTTATTCTTTTCAAAAAGAAAAGAATAGATGTACAAATCCATTATTTTATCCTTACAATACAACCGTTGAAATTTATTCTTTTAATTATAATAAAGAAAATAATATAGATAATCACATTTATTATCAAAAAACAGATGAAATATATAGTAATAACGCTATATTATGCTGTAATTATCCATAATTATAATTATATTTCTATTTAATTATATTTCTATTTAATTATTTATTTTGAAATATTATTTAATTAACAAAAAAAATCTGGCATCAATTCTGTTTCTTTAATATTAGGATTTACACGATACTTTTCTACATCTTTATTTAGTGAAATCAATACTTCATCATCAATAAAATTTTGTCCAGTACATTTTTCAGGATCACTTAAAAATATTGCTGCAGCTGCATCTCCCATAATTTCACTTTTTCGAGAAATATTAATCATATCTTCGCCTCCTAAAATATTTCGCACTGGAGCAGTATTTATTGTCGTTCTTGGCCATAAAGTATTCACACCAATAGACGGAAACTCTTTTGCCCAGTATTTAGCCATTAATGACATATTAAATTTAGACATACTATAATATATATGATTTACCCACCAATCATCATTATTTATCATTTCTAAGGGTGGAGAAATAGTTAATAAATGTCCATGATTGCTACTTTTTATTTGTTCCAAGCATTTTTGAGCTATCATAAAACTTCCATTAATGTTTACTTGACTCATTAAATCTATTTCTTTTTTTGTTTGCTTCAATGTAGGTGCTAAGCAAAGAGCACTTGCATTTAACACAGCGCCATCAATATTTCCAAATTCATTTGTAATTTCTTCAAAACATTGGTTTATATCTTCTTCATTACGAATGTCACAAGCAATACCTTTTATAGTAATAGATGGAAATGCTGATTGTAGTTGATTTGCAGCACTATATATAGTATTTTCTAATTTTGGATGAAATTCTTGTGTTTTACCAAGCAATATAATATTGGCCCCTTTAGAAGCTAAACTTTTTCCAATAGATAACCCAATTCCTCTTGTTCCACCAGATATAACAATATTTTTTTGAACCAAAGAAGATTTAAATGGTGTTAATAGTGGATTTTTTTTAATTGATTTAAGCACATAGCCATAAGCATGTCTGTCAAATATTTTTTTACTCATATTATAATTTATTTAATTTACTTTATCTTTAAATAATTAAAAAACAAAAATATTACAATACACATTTTATATTTACATCCGTAAAATATAATAATTATTCAATTATTCAATTATTTATTCATATTTATAATCACATGACAAAATGAATTGACTAAATGGCACATACCCATAAGCAATATTTTTATACTTATCAAATCCTCGTAATTGATATAAAGATTCATTTGAAACACCTACTTTCACACATAACAACGCATTATGAATAAATGGATGCTTTTGTGTTTTAAATTTGATAATTGTTGTTGACAAGTCATTTAAACTACGAAGTTTAATTTTAGATAGTTCAGAACTAAATAAACATGTATTTGATGCACAATATTGATTATGTTGGTTTAATAAACGATATGGGAACAATGATTCTCGATTATTAATCAATTGATAAGGTATGAGTGAATGTAATTCAAAAGAAAGTTCTAAATCTATATTAATATATTTAAATTCATTTTCATAAGGTACAACACCACGAATATTGAGTTCATCAAATAATGAATCCGTTAAATTTTGAATTAAATTCCAACGAATATTTTC